GCCCGGGGCCGTCTGGCTGACCCCGCCTGATGCGCCCGGCCCTCTGGTCGTGGCCGAGGGGATCTAGAGCGCCCTCAGCGCCGCCCAGCTGCTGGGCGAGCCCTGCCGGATCGTGGCGGCCCTGTCCCTGGGCCGGCTGGCCGGGGGCTGGGTGACGGACAACTGGGGGCGGATCAGCCCCTGGGCGGTGACCGCCGACCCGGAGCGGCCGCCCTGGACCTGGCCGGACGTCGGCGAGGTGATCGTGGCGGTCGACCGGGACATGGGGCCGATCAAGGTCAAGGTCCGCAAGATCGGCGGCGGGCCGGCGGAGCGGATGCTGACCGCGGACGACCGGGCCCGCATCTGCGGCGGAATGGCGCGTCAGGCCTGGCTCAGGGCCGGCGCGAAGCGGGTCCGGGTGATCGCGCCCGGCCCGGGCCGCGACTTCAACGACGAACTGAGGGGGAGACAACATGGCTGATGGAACAGCCTGGGATTTTGCAGACGCGCCGGATCCGGAGGAGCTGGCGAAGTTTGAGCTGAACGACTTCGGGAACGCCATGCGCCTGGCCCGGCACATCGGGGGCGTCATCGACCCGCTGACCGGGGACGTCGGGATCGACGGGGCCATCCTTCTCTACCAGCGCGAGGTCGGATGGATCGGCTGGAACGGCCGGGCCTGGGATCTGAAGATGGGCGCCCGCCTGGCGGAGCGCACGGCGCACAGGGTGGTTCAGGAGCTGGTCCAGCAACGCAAGCACATGCTGGAGCGGGGGTTCAACCTGAAGGAAGTGGACGGATTCATCCGCCAGGCGGGGAACGCCGGGCGGATCTCGGCCATGCTGCAGGTCGCCGAGGCCTACCTGCAGGTGGACCTGGAGGTCTTCGACACCGCCGAGCTGGCCCTCTCCGTCGGCAACGGGACGCTGAGGTTCGCCAGGCTGGCGGGCGGCGGGTGCGACGTGCGGTTCGACGCGCATGACCCGCGAGACCGGATCACGCGCCTGGCCGACGTGAACTATGACAAGGCGGCCAAGGCCCCGCTGTGGGAGGCCAGCCTGGCGCGATGGCAGCCGGACCCGGAGATGCGGGCCTATTTGCAGCGGGCCGTGGGCTACATGGCCACGGGGTTCACCCACGAGCAGGCCTTCTGGATCTTCCAGGGCAAGGGCCGGGACGGCAAGTCGACCATGGTCGGGGCCCTGCGCGAGCTGCTGGGCGGATATGCCGACGTGGCGGATGTGCGGACCTTTCTGGACGTGTCGCAGAGGGGCGGGGCCGACGCCTCGCCCGACCTGGCGCGACTGGCGGGGGATTGCCGGATGATCTCGGTCGCCGAGCCGCCGCGAGGGGCCAAGCTGGCGGAGGCCATGATCAAATCCTTCACGGGCGGCGCGCCGATTTTGGCGCGGCGGCTGAGGCAGGACCTGTTCAGCTTCATGCCCCGCCCGAAGGTCTTCATGGAGTGCAACAGTCGGCCCGTGATCAAGGGCGACGATGAAGGCATCTGGCGACGGATTCACCTGGTGATGTTCGAGCACCAGGTCGCGCCCGCCGAAGTGGACCGCGAGCTGGGGCGCAAGCTGAGGGCGGAGTATCCCGGGATCCTGAACTGGATCGTCGAGGGCGTGGCGGAGTGGCTGGATCGCGGCCTGGACCCGCCGCAGCGGGTGAAGGACGCCCTGGAGGACTACCGCAAGGGGTCGAGCCCCTTCGGCGAGTGGTTCGCCGAACGCCTGGTCCTGGAGCCCGGGGCCAAGAGCGTGGCCGCCGACCTCTTCGCCGACTTCAAGGACTGGTGCGAGGGCCAGGGGATCGAGCGGATCATGTCTCAGACGGCCTTCGGGAACGCCCTGGCCGACCGCCAGGTGATCCGCGCCGGCATGAACGGGCAGGGCAAGGTGATGCGCGCCGGCGCGCGCCTGAAGACCTCCGCCGAGCTGGCCGCCGACCGTGAGGGGTACAGCCCCGGCGGGTCATCGGCGACGCCTTTCGACCCTGACCTGAGCGCCTACGGCTACACGGGAGACTGAGGTGGCGGCTTACAGACAGTTACAGACAGTACAGACAGTTGAGGCCCGGCAACCCCACGCCGCGGCGCTCCTGACAGACAGTCAACTGTCTGTAGCCCCTTCGACTGTCTGTCCGGAAAGCGGCGCGAATTCCGGGGCTTACAGACAGTACAGACAGTTCAGACAGTTGCCGCCGGATGAGCCGCTAGCGGGGGCGCATCACGTGGGGTCTATGCCTGCGGGGTCAGTGTCTGTTCTTTTGATGGGGGATGGGATGGATCAACAAAACAACAATCTCTCTTCTTCCTCTGAAAGGAAGGTCTGGGTCGTGGTCGCCTGCCGGCAGGCCCAGGAGGTCCGGGCCCGGGTGGAGCTGGAGCGGCAGGGGTTCGACGTGTATCTGCCCATGCGGCTGGCCTCGATCCGGCGGCCGAACCGGAACGGGGTCCGGGACCTGGTCGCCCGGCCCTTCCTGCCGGGATACCTCTTCGTGCGGACCAGCCTCGCCCTGGGCGACTGGCGGCGCATCTGGTCGACCTTCGGGGTCAAGTCCCTGCTGGGCTCGGAAGAGCGCCCGACGGCCGTCCGGGACTGGGTGATCGAGCGTATCCGAGAGCAGGAAGAAGGCGGGTTCATCAAGCTCGGCCTGGTGGCGGACGCCCCGGCCTTCGCCAGGGGTGAGCGGGTCCAGCTGCACAACCTCGACCTGGTCGAGGGTCTGTTCCTTGAACAAATTGACGAGCGCCGCGCTTCGATCCTAGTCTCCCTCTTAGGGCGCGATTCGCGCGTGACCGTCGACCTGGCCAAGCTCCGGCCGGCGGGTGGTAAGTGACCAGTTCCGCCACCTCGGCGCACCCGACCCTGTCAAGGCCGGGTGCGGTAGCCATTCAGCCCTATCCCTATTCCTGCGGCATCGCCGCTCCGAAGCCCACGCGGGCGTCTTCCTCTCCCCTGATGACTGGCCGGCGCGCGCGAGCCCATTGCAGCGCGCCGGCCTCTTTTGAGGTGAGCCGATGGGACGCCTGAAGCAACTGAAGCCCACGGTCGGAAGCCTCGCCCCCCGGCTGGGCCGCATGACCGACGAGCACGGCCACTCCCGCGCGCTTGAGCCCTGGCGCAAGTGGTACAGCCTCGCCGCCTGGTCCCGCCTGCGCGTCGAGGTCCTGGTCCGGGATGGCTTCGAGTGCCAGGCCTGCCACCACATCGACCCGACCGGCCGCCAGCTGGTCGCCGACCATGTCCAGCCGCACCGCGGCGACCCCGCCCGCTTCTGGGCGCCGTCCAACATCCAGACCCTCTGCAAACCCTGCCACGACGGCGCGAAGCAGCGCGAGGAACGGGCAGGCTGGCAGGGCAGGGGGGCCTCGAAACTCTGACGCCCCTCGCGTCGGCGACCGGCCCTCCCCCCATTCGCAGGTTTTTTTCTCGATGAGCGATGAATCGGAGGCGACCGACCTGTTCGGCGATCCCTGGGTGGAGGCCCGGGGGCGCGGGGGGCGGAAGCGTCACCGCCGCCTGCCGCAAGTCGCGGAAAAGGTTGGGGTTTTGCGGGCGACGGGGGCGACGGTCGAGGCGATCGCGGGCCGGCTCGGCCTGTCGGAACCGACCCTGCGGAAGTATTATTTTCGGGAGCTTCGCTCGGGTGCGGAGATCGCCCGCCAGGTGCTGAACGAGGCCATGTGGAAGAAGGCCCTGGCCGGCAACGTCTCGGCGGCCAACTACATCCGCCAGGAGATGGCCCGGGGCGACGCCGAAGCCTTCCTGACCTCGAGCCGCCCGGCGCAGACCCCGAAGCCGACCCCGCTCGGCAAGAAGGAAGCCGCCCAGCTCGCCGCGACCACGGCCGGGCAGGGGACGGACTGGGGCGACGACCTCCTGGCTCCTGACACCGCGCCCGCGACGATCCAGTGAGCGCCTGGCGGACTTCGGTCCCGGACTGGGAGGCCCGGATCATGTCCGGGGCCAGCCTGGTCCCGGACCTGCCCCTGTTCCCGGCGGAGCGCGACAAGGCCCTGCGGGTCTTCGACCGGCTGAGGCTGCCCGACGTGATCGGCCAGCCGCCCATGGCCGAGGCCGCCGGCGACTGGATCCGCGAGATCGTGGCGGCCCTGTTCGGTTCCTACGACGCGGAAGTAAACCGCCGGATGGTCCAGGAGCTCTTCCTCCTGGTCCCGAAGAAGAACGGCAAGTCGAGCTATGCGGCGGCGATCATGGTCACGGCCATGATCGTGAACCGTCGCCCCAACGCCGAGTTCCTGCTGATCGCCCCGACGATGGAGATCGCGGGCATCAGCTATCGCCAGGCCGAAGGCATCATCAAGGCCGACCCGGAGCTGCTGAAGGCCTTCCAGCTGCGCGACCACCTGAAGACGATCGTGCATCGCGCCTCGGGCGCCGAGCTGAAGATCAAGGCGGCCGACACCGACGTCATCACCGGCTCGAAGTCGACCGGCATCCTGATCGACGAGACCCACGTCTTTGCGACCAGGAGCAATGCGGCCGCCATCTTTGTGGAAGTCCGGGGCGCCCTGGCGGCCAGGCCCGACGGCTTCCTGATCCAGATCACGACCCAGTCGAAGACCCCGCCTGCGGGCGTCTTCAAATCGGAGCTGACCATCGCCCGGGAGGTCCGGGACGGGCTTCTGGACCTGCCCCGCCTGGCCGTGCTGTACGAGCTGCCCGAGGCCGAGCAGGCGGACGGCGGCTGGCGGCGGCCGGAGGTCTGGGGGCGGGTGAACCCGAACCTGGGCCGCAGCGTCGACATCCAGTTCCTGCAGAACAGCCTGGTGACCGCTGAGCGGACCGGGACCGAGGCCCTGGCCCTGCTGGCCAGCCAGCATTTCAACGTCGAAGTCGGCATGGCCCTGAAAACGGACCGCTGGGCCGGCGCGGATTACTGGCTGGCGGCGACGGACCCGAACCTGACCAGCCTGGACGACCTGATGACGCGGTCGGACGTGGCGGTCGTCGGCATCGACGGCGGCGGCCTGGACGACCTGATGGGCCTGGCGGTGATCGGCCGTGACCGCGAGACGGACCACTGGCTTCTCTGGAGCCACGCCTGGGCGCACCCGGAGGTGCGCGAGCGGCGCAAGGAGATCGGACCCCTCCTGGAGGACATGGCGGAGGAGGGCGACCTGACCCTCTGCACCAGGCCCACCCAGGACATCGAGGACATCGCCGACCTGGTCGAGCGCCTGAACGCGGCCGGCCTCCTGCCGCCGGCGGCGGCGGTCGGTCTGGACCCGCAAGGGGTGGCGGCCCTGGTGGACGCCCTGGCGGCCCGGGGGGTGGCCGGCGACCAGGTGGTGGCCGTGCCCCAGGGCTATCGCCTGGCGGGCGCGATCTGGGGCGCCGAACGCAAGCTGGCGGACGGGACCCTGCGCCACTGCGGCCAGGGCCTGATGGCCTGGGCGGTCGGCAACGCCAAGGTCGAGCAGCGCGGCAACGCGGTGCTGATCACCAAGCAGGCGGCCGGAAAGGCCAAGATCGACCCCCTGATGGCGGCGTTCAACGCGGTCGCCCTGATGTCGCGTAACCCCCAGGCCCGCGTAGCGCCGGAGATCATCTTCCTCTGATGGCCAGCCTCCTCGACAGCCTGCGCACCTGGTTCAGCGGCGGAGCCGCGCCTGCGCCCCAGAACGCCGGTTCCTGGAAAGTCCTGACCGGAAGCATCTTCGGCGACTCCCTCCCGACCTCGGGTCTGCCGGTCCTTTCGGAGAAGACCGCCCTGACCGTCTCGGCGGTCTATGCCGCGGTGAACCTGATCTCCGGGACCATCGCGTCCCTGCCCGTCGAGATCTACGCCCGCGCCGCCGACGGCGAGCGGGACCGCCTGCACAATGACCGCCTCTGGTGGATCCTCAACGAGGAATGGACCCCCCGCTGGTCCGCCTCGGCGGGGTGGGAGCATCTGGGCCAGTCCCTGCTGCTGCGCGGCGACGCCTTCATCCGCATCCGGCGCGACCCGAATGGCGGGCTGACGGGCCTGGAGCCCCTGGCCTGGGATCGGGTGACGCCAGTCGTGGCCCCGGGCGGCCTAAGCCTGCTTTACGAGATCCTGCCCGATCCGACCCTCTCGGCGAGCCCTTCCAACCTGCGCGAGGTGATCGACCAGCGCGACATGATCCATGTGCCCGGCTTCGGGTACGACGGCGTCCGGGGCCTGTCGCCCCTGCGCGTGGCCCTGCGCCTGGCCGGGCCGGTTTCCAGCGCCATGCAGGAATACTCGGCGCGGTTCTTCTCGAACGGCGCCCGCCCGGACTATGTGCTGACCACGGACCAGACCCTGCCGCAGGAGAAGGTCGACGCCCTCCGCGAGCAGCTGACCGAGCGCCATGGCGGCCTGGCGAACGCCCGGCGGCCCATGGTCCTGACCGGGGGCCTGAAGACTGCGCCCCTGTCGGTGCCCGCCGACGAGATGCAGCTGCTGGAGAGCCGGAAGTTCGCGGTCGAGGAGATCGCGCGGATCTACGGCGTCCCGCCCTTCATGATCGGCCACAACGAGAAGACCACCAGCTGGGGGTCCGGGGTCGAGGCCATGGGCGTGGGCTTTGTCCGCTACACCCTGCGCCAGCACCTGTCGAAAATCGAGACCGAGCTGAACCGGAAGCTGATCGGGACCCGCCGTCGGGTCCTGGCCTTCGACACGACCGAGCTGGAGAAGGCCGACTTCAAGACCCTGCTGGAGGGCTACCGGATCGCCCTGGGCCGGGCCGGCGAGCCTGCCTTCATGACCGTGGAGGAGGTCCGCGAGCGGCTGAGCCTGAAGCGCCAGCCCGAGACGCCCTTCCCGACGACCGCCGCGCCTGCGCCGACGCCGGCGGCGGACCCTGACCCCCTCGATCCGGCCGAGCCGGAACCGACCTCCGACGGAGCCTCCTGATGCGCCAGCTGCACCGCCTGATCCAGGCTAACCGGGGCCGTGGGTCCTTCCGCGCCGAGGGCAACCGCCTGGTGATCTACGACGTGATCGTCGCCTCCGATGCGGACGCCGCCTGGCTGGGCGGGGTCTCGGCGGAGACCTTCCAGCGCGAGATCCGCGCCATGGGCGGGGACATCGAGCTGCGGATCAACTCCCCCGGCGGCGACGTCTTCGCGGCCCGGGCCATGGCCCAGGCGATCCGCGAGCATCCCGGCAAGGTGACAGCCTATGTGGACGGCGTGGCCGCCTCCGCCGCCAGCCTGCTGGCCGTGACCGCCGCCGAAACCGTGATGGCCCCGGGCTCGATGATGATGATTCACGAGGCCTGGACCATTGGCCTGGGCAATAAGGGCGACTTCCTGGCGACCGCCGCCCTGCTGGAGAAGATCGACGCATCCATCGTCGAGACCTACCAGGCCAAGGCCGGCGGCGAGCCCGAGGCCTGGGCCGCCGCCATGTCCGCCGAGACCTGGTACACCGCCGCCGAGGCCGTGACCGCCGGCCTGGCCGACCGGGTGTCGGAGGCCAAGCCCGCCGCCGCCCAGGCCGCCTGGGATCTGAGCGTTTACGACAAAGCCCCTGCGGCGGCGACGGTTCAGGTTTCAACCGAGGGGACGCAGGTCACCTGCCAGCTCGCCCAGGGCGAAACGACCCTGACCGCGACGCCCGCCCCTGCGCCCGCGCCCGTCCAGGCCGAGGCCAACCCGCAGGTCGAGATACAGCAGCGTCTCGCCCAGGTGAAGGCCCGGCTGCTGCGCGTGCCCGCTTAACGCCTACCGAACTCGAACACCAACGGAGAACCCCTCATGTTTATTCAGAACCTGCGCGAACAGCGTGGCGCGCTGTTCAAGGAAATCAACGACGTCGCGAATAAGGCCGCCTTCGACCCCGTTTCCGACCAGGCTTTCCTGGACGCGAAGTATGAACAGGTTGACCGGATCGACGCCCAGATCGCGGCAATCAACAAGGCAAACGAGAAGATCGCCGCCGACGCCCTCGGCGACCAGGTCCGCGACGCGACCTACCGCGCCGTTCACAACGGCGGCGGAGACTATCGCGAGCTCTACCAGAAGTGGCTCAAAGGCGGCGACAACGCCATGAACGCCGCCGACTGGGGCATCCGCAACACCATGTCGACGACCACGGGATCGGAGGGTGGCTTCACCGTCCCCACCGAGGTGGCGACCACCCTCCTGAGGGCGATGAAGGACTTCGGCGGAATGCGTGAGGTCGCGGAGGTCATCCAGACCTCGGAGGGGAACCCGATCAACTTCCCGACCTCCGACGGCACCGGGGTCCTGGGTGAGCTCATCGGGGAGAACGCGACGGCGACAGATCAGGATATGGCTTTCGGCGTCCGAACGCTGAACACCTTCAAGTACAGCTCTAAGGTCGTCCCGGTGCCGTTCGAGCTTCTGCAGGATTCGAGCGTTGACCTCGAATCGTACATCCGGCTGGAACTGGCGGAGCGTCTGGCTCGAATCACCAACAGGCACTTCACCACAGGCACCGGCACGGGCCAGCCGAACGGCATCGTGACCGCCGCGACTTCCGGCAAGGTCGGCGCCACGGGCCAGACTCTGACCGTCACCTATGA